CCGGCTCATGGCGCGATCCCCGCGAGTTTCTCTGTCGCGACTGCCGCCAGCGCGTCGCTGAGCTCCTTTAGCTGCCAGGCCAGCTGGGTGCACTCGTGGCGGACGTAGGGCAGCGTGCGGTACTGCAACTTGTCTTTGAAAAATTCGCGGTATTGCCGGCTGCAGATTGCCAACAACCCCGGAATCTCGTCGCCCGCGTGACCGCAATCAAAACCCCACCAGTCGTCCTTGCAGTAGTTGATGCCGCCGTGCACCGCGACGAGCATGCCGATCGGTAGCCCCGGCTGCTTCTCACCGAACGCCTCGCAGAACACGTTTAGCACGCCGACATCGTCCAGCGTCATGCGCTTGTCGCGCCAGCCCGGCGGGAGCTCGACGCGGTCGTCCTTGTCCATGCCCGCGAGCAGCGAGTCCGGAGCCACCTGCACGTAGCCGCACCAGTTCCCCATCGGGTTGCGCATCGCCGCGCACCTGTAACCCGTCTCGGGCTCGACCCAACCCTCAAAATCCGGCTCCTCGTCCCACGGGCCGGCGGGCCAGGGTTTCCCCGGGTAAACCTCGCGCGGCGGCATCTGGTAGGGGCGATCGTCGCTCACCCGCACGCCTTCTCAAGATTGGTGATCGCCTGCTCGATGAACCCGCGCGCCCTTTTTATAGCCAGCCGGCGTTTGCCGTCGTGCGCCTCGGCCAATTCCTTGGTTAATGCAGTCTGCCGCTCGCGCAGTAGCATCAGCCGGGTGTGGCACAAGGACGGCAATGCCGCCGCCTCGGCCTGCGCGCGCTGACGGAGTTTGCCCGCGAACACCACCCCAAGATCCCGCGCGGCATCTTGGATTAACTCAGCCGCGACAACCGCAGGCTCCACACGCCGCCGGCAATCGCGCCGCTGATAGCACCATCCTTTAGGACATGTGCACGTCATCGCCGTTTCCCCTTCAGCAATGATTTCGCCTTCAAGGTGCGCTGTCCCTGCGACATCTCGGCAGTAAACCCGGCATGCACCGGAGCGGGCGGGCTGCGGTAAAGCTCGCCCTGCGCCGTGCGTCCGAGTCCCACCGCTACTGCCACGCCATCTTCCCGGCGATATCGCCAGACGACGTGCCCGACCTGTTCGATTGCGGCTAGGACGACCGCCAGCACGGGTTGCTCTAGGAACGCCTCCTCGTGCCCCGCGAGCGCCCACATTTGCACAGCGGCGACCTCGTATTTTCGGCCTGTTTTGTCCTCGACGAGCCGAACCAGATCGGGTTGCGGGTCAACCACAACGCCACAGCGATCAGGCCGCAGCTCATCGTCCCATCCCTCAAGCGCATACTGGCACGACCACGTTCGGCAGCTGCTGGGCCTGTCGGCGTAGATGCCGCATCCCGGCACCCACGGGAATCCGCGCTCATGTTGGCAGCGGGTAAACGGTTTTAGGCCGATCTCGGCGACGCCCGTGAGGTGACAGCACGCGGTGCAGCCGCCGCACGGTTTGACCGGCACCGGGGCGACCACCTCGCTAAAGCGCTTGATCCAGTCGGGATAGTCTCGCGGGTGCGGGGTGCGGTTCATCCAGTTCGCCCTACCAAAAGCAGGCGGCGCGGCAGACCCGGTGCGGATGGCTAGGGGTAGCCAACCGGGCTTTCGGCAGCACACTCCTAGCCGCGCCACCCAGCGCTCAGCGTAACGCGCCTGTTGCCAGAGACGCAACGGCAAAGAAAAACCCGGCGCGAGGCCGGGTCTTTCCGTGCGGGGTCGCGCGAGTCGAGCGCTCAGCCCTCCGTTACGTGCAACGCCGCCTCGATCCGCGCGAGCCGTTCCCGCATCTCGTTGCGGAACCGGTCAAGCTGGCTGCGCACCGCGCGCAACTCCGCGCTAAACCCGTCGATGCTCGCATCGTGCCGGTTTAAAATCGCGATCATCACCGTGCGATCGTCCCGCATCTCGGCAAGCTCGCTCTGAATCTCCCGCAAAATCCGTACCGTCGTCGTCACGTCATCGTCTGCCATTGTTACCCTCCCCGCGAGTCGAGTTCATCGATCGCCGCTAGTGCCCGCTGCAGCGCCGCCAGCGCGTCCTTTTGCTCGGCAACCCCTTCTATCAGCAGCCGGCGCAACTCACCCACCACGCCCGCCGGGATCGGCGCGGCAGCCGATTGCCAGCGCCGGATCGTCAGGTAGTTCACCCCGAGCTCGCGCGATAGCGGCATGCGCCACTCTGGCCCGTGCAGCGCCTCGCCGACCTGGCGGAATAATTCCGGCGTCATCGCGGCGGCCAGTAGTGGAGCGCAGTAAACAGCGCGCCGGATACGACAATGACGAGCGCGCCGAGTCGAACAACCATCCGGTCAATCTGCCGCTCTAATCGTTGTTCCAGCGACGCCAAGTCGCTCTTCATCGAGACCCGTAGCGCTTCAATATCGCCCTTTGTCGCTACGTTGTCGTGGATGGCGTCATAAATTTCCGAGGCCACTTTGTCGGCGGTAGACCCCGTCATGCCGCTGTCCTCCAGCGCGCGGACCAGTGTTAAACGATCAGCCATCGTCAGTTCCCCTTTCCGAAAAGACCCGCCAGCCGGCCCGGCGCACCACGCGCCCGGTTTCGAGCGTTCGCAGCGCGGCGTCAAACGTCGAGCGAGTGACCCCGCACGACTCGATTGCCGCCCACAACGCCGCCTCGCCGCTGCCCTGACCCGGCGGCAACCCGGCGAGAACCCGCCGGATCGCCTCCGCGACGTTGCGCACCGCCTGCGCCTCGGCCTGCCAGTCAGCCCGCCGCATCGCCCGCTCCCACGCCTTCGGAACGCCACCGAGTATCGCCATACAAAATGTTGGCGCACCCTAGAAGCCGGACCAGTTCAGCCGCCCATGCCTCCGCTTTCCGATCCTGGCCGCACTGTTTGAACGCAAGCGCCTTCGCTAGCGCCCGGTTCACTGCACTACGATCAATCATCGTATGTCCCCTTTCGTGTTCAACCGGGCCGCCTCCGCGTTGCGGCGCGACCGCTCCAAAACAAAAGCGGTGCACGCGGCATAGGCTTCGCGCTTCGTCCGAAACTCCACCGGGAAGCCAAAGCACGCAGCCGCTCGCCATTTCCGACCGTGTTTAAAAACGCACCAATCGATCCCGCGCGACCACAAATTAAAGGCGTCGCGTTCCATCGGGTCGCTGTAGTTGCAAGCCATCGCCGCCTCCCCTACGCCGCGAGCCGCTGATCGATCATCTCGCCGACGAGCGAAACGATCGTTTCCAAGTCCGACAGCGACAGCTTATCGAGCGCGGTGAGCACGCTATCGATCGGGTCAACCTTGCGGCGTTTCGGCAGCTGCACCACGGCAGCCGGCGCGGGCGCAAAATGCGGGTCATCAATCCGCGAGCCGTCAATCTCGACATGCCCCGCTACCAAGTCCGCGCGGGGCGGCATGCTGTAATAGCGCGCGAGGCTCGCATCGAGCGACGCGCGAGTCGCCTGCGGCTCGCGAGACCATTTAACGGTTTCGTATTCGATCGCTTCCCATGGCCGCGCGTAATGGCACGCCATCCGCCGGCCCACCGCAAAATCAATCGGCTTGTTTGCTGCAGAGAAAAACGACGCGCGTTGCTCTGTACCGTCCGCAAACCGCGCAACATAAATCGGTGCCGGCCAGATCCCTTTGTACTTTGCCATTGTCAGAGCCTTTCTTGCTCGTAACCGCGCCGGCGACCATCGCCAGCGCCTTGCACCTCAAAACCCCGACGCCATCACGCGTTCGGGGCTCTGAAGGGTTATCCCTTAGCGGCTAGTCAGCGCAGACTTCCCAAGCCGCCGCGTCGTAACCGGGCAGGCTGTAAGTCGCCGCCTCTTTAATATCCTGGCAAATGCTAAACGCTACCGACGCGCGCCAGGCGCAACACCTTCCGCCAACGCCGCGCAAATCTTGTCGGTAATTTCCTGGTAAACATCCCGCATGTCTGAGCCCTCGCTCTAAACCCGCCGCAGTGCCCGTGCACCGCGTGCAATCACTCTTATATAGAACCGTTGCCGCTACAGCAACAAATAAAATCACCGCGACCGATTATTTTTCCGACGGGGCTCCGTTAGCGCCGGCAACTTCCCTTGCACTCGCGGCACAAATCGCCCCGTCTCCACACTGTGCGGCTGCCGCGTGTTCGCCGCGACAGAAGCCATTACCGATAAGCGCCGCACGATCAGCGGCACACTGTCCAACGCCATCGCCTCGCGCTCAAACGCTTCCCTTATCGTCTCCGCTAGCTTCCGTAACTCCTCCCGTCGACGACGCATCCGACGCGGGTAAACCTCCGCAACCCGTTCCATAACACCGCGCGACACACGCAAACCGGTTTGCATGCGGCGACTTAAATCCGTCTCCGCTATCCCCAGCATGCGCGCACCGCGACGCACATAATCCGCGCCATACATCACACGTAAAAAATACCTCAGCCATTTTCCTCTGTGGTCCGTGTCAAGAGGTTCCGAAATTAAATCGCCGAATAATCGGAGCGACACCGCGTCAGTCGTCGTCGACGAAGCTGTCAGCGGCCTATGCCGCCGCGTCATACCTCGCGGTGGAGAGCCTACCTTTTCGACTTGGTAATCCGGCTTGAATGCCAGCGCTGACATGCGTTGCGGATACCCTATCGGATACCGCTTGCGCTAGATCGATCGTAACGCTTTGGATTTATTGGCTAGCGCTCTGCCTCGCGTAGGCAGTGCTGCAGCGGTTTCGCTCGATTTCTGCCGGTCTGGCTCCGACGCCGCCGCTCGGACGCCGGCACTCCTTGGGACGCTGGCCGGGTGTACGCGATCACGTCACACCTTTGTCCCCCCAAAAATGTGTGGGTTGTTGCCATGGTGGCTACGTTTTGATCTCGTTCAATGAACGGGATTGCCGCCGTCGCTGACGTGTTGCGGCTTTTGCGGCTGTCGCACATCTCGGAGGCTATCGCGGGCTCTCGCGCGCGCGTGTTCGGACGGTGTGGTTCTCTCGGAACTACCGGCCCATCGGTAGGAGATACCCCGGAGCGAAGCTCCAATGAGCGGAGCGAATTCCACCCCTCACGGGCGCACTGCAGGCTAATCCTTGCGGCACGCGGCGCGAGAAGGAGCGCCGACCGCCCTACGTCGCTTGGGTGTGGCTATCGCCACGCGACTGCTAGCAGGCTTTTCGGTTCTGCCGGGCGGGGTCAGCAAGCTGTCCCGTATATCCCTTGCGAAGTGAACCGACGAGCGGCGCCCCTGCTATTCGGCTGGCGCTGGGTTTGGTGCTCGCTACTCCTCCTCGTGACCCAGACCCTCGCTCACGCCCCCGCCGGCTATTCCGACCAGAGCCGCGCCTACTCCGAGTGGTTTGCCGACAATTCGGTTTCCGTCGAGTAGGGAGGTAATGAGTGACCGGCGGCGATCTTAAGCCGGTGAGTGTGTTCTGCGGTAGAGAGTTTTTTACGTCCGTTGGGGGCGAGCCCCTTAAGGGCGCGCGAGGCCTGGATTTTGAACCAAGTCGAGGGGTGGCATCGGAGTGTTTTATCGAGGGTATCGCGTTGGTGGGCCGAGGCGATCTCGGCGTCGACCGCCCCGGCGCGCCCGCGCTGTAAATCGTGGAGGACGAGGCGGCGACCTTGGATGACCATCTCGCGGCGGTAGCGCTTACGCTCCGCCGGGGTCCACTTTTTGCCGTCGTTTGGCTGCGGCGGAACGGTGTCGTCAGGCGGTGGCGGCGTGAGGGGGAGCGAGGGATTTGCGCGGAACGTGACGGTGCGGCCCGAGGGACCACGTTTAAAGGTGATGGGGTGATTATGTTTGAGAGCGCTGCGAATTTTTTTAATCGCCGGACCGGTCGCGCTGCGCTTGGGCATGCGTTTGATTTTTCCGCCCTGTGCGAGAAATGCGGCGACGGCTTCGTCTGTGTCGCTCATTTTCCCCCAGGGCCGGGATTTGTCCCGCCGGTCTGGCGGGGCCGGCTCCCGGCGGGCCCTCGGTATTGACGTGACGGAGGAAATTACTGGCGGCGGCCTCGGCGGCGCATTCGGCGTCCTCGCATAATTAAATCCTCCCGTTTAGAGGCGAACCCCGGTAGCTTTACCGTTGCTCTGCGGGGAACGATGCCGTTATTCCCCTTTCGGCGTCAACTACCCATCGTCAGAGCGGTGCCGCGCCTCGCTTAGGCTTAAGCCCCTGCGGCGGGGCGCGGCGCTTTACCGGGGGAATATTTTCCGGAATATTTTGCCGCGAGGTCGGCGGTTTTACCGTAGCGACGATGGGAGGCGTTTAGGCATGGCGGTGATGAGCGAGCGGGTGATTTTGGCGACGCACGAGAATTTTGACGAGGTCGATTACCTGGCGGCGAACCCGGACGTTGCGGCCAGTGTGGCGCGCGGGGAGAACCCGAGCGGTTATGAGCACTTTCGCCGGATGGGTCACCGGGAGAGCCGGCGGTTGCGGGTCGAGCGGGTTGCGTATGAATCCCAGTCGGGGTTAACGACACCGCTACCGGATGCGGAGTTGGTGTTTCTGGTGCAAGGCAACCGGGACGTGGCGGCGTTTGACGAGACGCGCCGGGGTTCGGTTGAGGCACTGATCGCCTATCTAGTTGAGGTCGGGATCGGGTACGGCGACTTTGGGACGATCCTTGATTTTGGGTGTGGCTGTGGCCGGGTCTTGGCGGGTTGGGAAGGTCGCTTAGCGGCGGCGACGCGGCTCTTGGGGTGTGACGTCAACGAAGTGCTGGTTGAGTTTTGCCGGGGGCATATCGGTCACGCCGAGGTGGTTCGGTGTGGTTATTACCCGCCGCTGCCGTATGCCGACGGATCGGTTGATTTTGTTTATGCGGCGTCGGTTTACACGCATTTGTCGGTTGCGGCGATGTTGCAATGGACGGGGGAGTTGGCGCGGATCCTGCGGCCTGGGGGCATCACGATGGTGACGACGATGGGGAGTTACTTTGCGCCGCAGCTGGCGGGGATATCAGAGCGCGGGGCGATCCAGTTGGCGGAGCGGGGTTATGCCGTAGAGCTTTACGGTTCGGCGGAGGAGACGTGGAAGGGATCAAACCGCTACGGGGCGTTTGTCTCGGCGGATTTTGTGCGGCGGCTATTTATCGGGTTTGAGGTAGTCCGGGTGTTTCCCGGGGTTTTGCGAGGGTATAACAATTTTTCGGGGTATCAGGACGTAGCGATTTTCCGCCGATCAGACTGAACGGCGCGCCCGGGGCGACCCCGTGGTAAAAGGGGGCGGGCCCGCATGAGGTTGATGCATGACCGGTCAGCCGCCTCCGGAAGATCCTGGGTTTCAGGCCCGGATGGAGGAGCTATCCGGGTTTCACGAGCTCTCCCCGATCCCACAGCCGGTAGACCCGCTACAGGCGCAGACCGCGTTTGAGCGCCGGGCGTTATGGGAGGACTTGGTGGCGCACGCGATCGCCGTCATCCAAACGTCGGGTTTCTTTATGCTGGCGTTTGCGGCGTTGCTCGGCTACGTCGACCTCTCTAACTCGGCGGCGGCGACGTTTCTCGGCACGGTGATGGGGTACGCGGTCGGCAAGGTCGACCCGATCCTCAGCCGGTACTTTATGGCGGGGGGTAATCCGCGCCGCCCGGCTGCTGCCCCGCCCGAGACGTCGCCATCCAGCGCACCGCCGAGCTCGGCGTCATAGCGCGTAGCGCCGGGCTGGTGCTGATCGGTGGTCGCCGGGCCGGGGTCATCCTGCTCCTCCTATATATACTGTGTCGGACGTCGCGCTGGACGTCGGCGGGCGCGTTTCTGGTGGAGCGGTTTGAGTGGGCGGATCGGTGGGCTGAGATGTGGACTTGGCTGATGACCGGGTGGATCGCGGGTGTGATCTCGACCGGGTGCCTTACCGCCTACGCCGAGTGGTCGGCGTTGGAGTCCTGGCCTCGGATGCCACCGCCACCCGCCGACATAGGCCGCAACCAAGACCGCCATCGGTTCTGGCGCGGCGGCGGCGCGTAAAAAAACCGGCGGGTAATGTCGGACCCCGCCGGCTGGAGAGTGCTTACGACCATAGAAACGGTTGACCCCCAAACGCGGCGCGCGACAGGGATAAGATCAACGCGCAGCGATTGTTTCAACCGGGGCCGAGCTTAGCGCGGCGTTGCCGGCGGCGCAACCTCGGTGCGCGGCACACTCTTTATATATAGAAGCGCGCGAACCGGCTTGGTCGTCGGACGTGATCGGCGTAGTGTTGCGCTGGTGGCAACAGCACACCGGATGGTGGGTGGGTCGATGGCGAAGACGACCGACAAGAACTGCGCCCCGGCGGCGAGACGCGCCGTCCACGCGCACGAGCGCAACATGCACAAGGGCAAACCCCTGACGCGGCTCGGGAAGACCGGGGGTAATCGCCGCAAGTAGGAGGCGGTCATGCCGGTGCTTGTTTCCGACACGGTGGTGCGGGGAAATCTCCAGCGGTTGCTCGGAGGGGGAAAGCGCCTTACACCGAAAGCGGCGGTCGATGGCGTGGTGATCTGCGCCGAGGCAGTCGACGGTCAGGGCGTCACGCCGATCGTCGACGTCATGGCGCGGGCGCTCGCCGGGTTTATCTGCAAGGCGGCGGTGGCGCTGCAGCGCGAGGATCCCGAGCCGGTGATCGCCGAGGTCGAGCGGGTGGTCCGGCACTACGTCGCCGAGGGCATGCCGCATTTCGGGGAGCGCGTGGGACATGCCGACTGATGGAGGATTGACGTGGCGGTAGGTGAGCGCTGCCCGGCCTGCGGGCATATGCACGGTGAAGACGTGCCGGGGCCGACGCTGACCTATGAGGGGCAACTGACCGCGTGGGCGGTCGAGCTGACGCGCGCCTCGACGAACCCGGGTGAGGCTCCGTCTGAGGTTGGGTCTCGCCTGCGCATACTGCACAACGCTTTGCAGGGGTTGTTACACGATGGTCCGGCAAGCGATCCGCCGCCTGCGGCATAGCCTGGCGCACCGGCTCGGTTGGGCGCAGGGGCATGTTGTCAGCGCCTGGAATGGCGATGCGCTGTGGATCGATCACCAGTGCGCGACATGCGGTCGGGTATCGGGCGCGCATATCGCCGATTGGCGGGTCGGCAAGGCAAAGCCGCTCGCGGCGCACTTCATCGCTCCGACGGTGTGGCACCGATGAACCCCGGCGAGCTCTACACCCGGCTCGGCGTGCTGCCGGGCGCGACGTCAGCCCAGATCCGCCGCGCCTACCGGCTCGCCGCCAAGCGCGCTCACCCTGACGTCGGCGGCAGCCGCGAGGACTGGGCGCGGATCCTCGAGGCGTACGAGACGCTGATCGACGACCGCCGTCGCCGCATCTACGACGACACCGGCGAGGTCGAACCCGGCGCGGTCGACAACCACTACGCCCAGCTGCTGATGCGGCTCACCGTGGCGATGGACGAGATCGCGGCCAACTCCATACGGCAGGGGCCGCCGTTTACCCATATCGACTGGGTCGGCTCGCTGCGCGCGTGCTTCCGCGCAAAGATCCAGCAGGGGCGTCAGAGCATCATCGAACAGGGCAAGTTGGCGCGGGAATGGGACGCCGTCGCCAAGCGCCTCACCACGCCGCCGGGCACGCTCAATGTGCTGCGCGGGCTCAGCGAGGGTAAGGCCAGGGATTGCACCCGCCGGGCCGGCGAGGCCGAGGCCGAGATCCGGCAGTACGAGGAGGTGATCGAGCTCATCGCCGCCGCGAGCTGCGCGCCAGGTCAGATGCCGGTCTTTCCTCAGCTGCACGCGCTCAACCCGATGCTAGGGACGTTTGGCGGGGAGCGGATGTGGTGACTCTCGCTGCCGTCCCGCTGCCGACACCCGATATCGACAACATGGTCGAGGGGCTTGAGCGCCTGATCGAGGGGGTGAAGGCGGGCGAGTTCGTTTCGCTGCTGATCATCGCTTTCGGCGACGATCGAAAAATTCTGAGCGTCGAGCGCGGTAAGCGGCTGAGCCGCTTGGAGATGGTCGGGCTGCTCGAGATGTGGAAAGTCGACCTGCTCAAGACGATGGAAACCGACGTGCCGGTGCAGCTATGACCCCGCGTCGCGGCGGTATCGTCGCCAAGCCCGACTGGGATGGACTGCAAAGTGGCTTTTACGACTTCCTAAGTCACGTAACTATTGTCAGCAAAGATGAAGGGCGCGTGCAGCTCGAGATGTACGATGCGCAGCGCTATTTCTTCGACGAGATCTTTGACGGACTGCGCCGCGATATCCACTGGTTCGTCTGTGGGAAAGGCCGTCAGCTCGGAATCACCACAGCTTGTCTGCTGTTTGATGTTTTCTATGCCGGCGCGGTTCCCGACGTGCAGGCCGGCTTCGTCGTCGACACCGACAGCAACAAGCAAAAGTTCCGCAAGATCCTTAAGGAGATGATCACCTCTCTCCCGGCGAGCCACCGCCTGCCGATCGCCAAGGGTGGCGACAACCGCGAAGGGCTGACGCTCGCCAACGGCAACATGCTCGACTACTTGACCGCCGGGACCAAGCGCGGCCAGGGCACACTCGGGCGCTCGCGCGCGCTGAACTTTGTCCACGCCACCGAGTGCCGGTCCTACGGTGACGAGGAGGCGCTCGAGTCTTTCAAGGACTCGCTCTCCGAGATCTTCCCCTGGCGGCTCTACCTCTGGGAATCGACCGGCTACGGCTACAACCTCTTCTACGATTTGTGGGAAGACGCGGTCGCCGACGAGATCTCCAAGCAAGCGATCTTTGTCAGCTGGTGGCGCAAGCGCACCTATTCCTACCGGCGCGGCACCGCGCTCTTTCAGCGCTACGGTTGGAAAGAGCGGTCCAAGGACGAGCGCGAGGCCGAGGAGATCGTGCTGGCGTCGTACGGCCACAAGATTTCGGACGAGCAGTGGGCCTGGTACCGCCACCGCGCCGATCCGATCGCGCGCGCCGAGGAGCGCAACGACGACGACCTGGCCGACGATCGCCAGGAGATTGTGACGCAAGAGCACCCGCACTTCCCCGAGCAGATGTTCCGGGGGACCGGATCGCCGTGGATCCCCAACGAGTACATCGCCCCGGCGCTGCACCGCGCCCAGTCCGTCATCTTCCGGGGCTACCACTATCACCTCGGCGACGACGTCTCGGCGATGACCGTGGTGCCGACGAAGGTCGTCAAGTTTGCGCAGCTGAAGGTCTACGAGCCGCCGAGCCCGATCGGAGTCTATATAATAGGGGCCGATACGGCGTTCGGGATCTCCGACCGGGGCGACGCCAACTGCGCCGAGGTCTTTCGCTGCTTCGCCGACCGGATGGTACAGGTCGCCGAGTTTAACGACCGCAACATCCAGCCTTTCCAATTCGCCTGGGTATTGCTGCACCTCTGCGGCTGGTACGGCAACTGCCGCTACGTGCTGGAGCTCAACGGCTCAGGCGAGGCGGTCTGGACCGAACTGAAGACACTAAAGCGGATGGTCGAGGACGGTCGGCTGGTCCCGCCGCGCTTTGCGCCGGAAGATCTGATGCAGCCGATGCCGGGCCCGCCCGAGGACACCCCAAACAACGACATCCGCCACACCTACCAGCTGGTCACACAGTATTTATATAGGCGCGCCGACTCGCTCGGCGGGGGTGGGTATAATTACCACATGCGCTGCCTGTCGATTGACGAGGTGCTGCCGACGCCCGAGGGCTGGGTGCGGATGGAGGACGTCAGCGTCAGCGACCGGGTATTTGATGATCGCGGTCGTATTTGCCACGTCACCGCAGTCTCCGACATCAAACGCGACCACGATTGCTATCGCCTGACCTTTGATGACGGCTCAAGCATCGTTGCTGATGCGGAGCACCTATGGCCGATCGACGATTATTGGCCGACACGCACCATCGAACTCCGCCCTGACGTCGACAAAATACGTGTGGCGGAGGCGCTCGACATCGCGCCGAAAGATCTCCGGATACATCCCTATGTCCTGGGAGTGTGGCTCGGCGACGGCGGCTCAGCCGGCGGACATTTCTTTGCTGGTGCGGCTGATGCCTCGGAGATGGTGAGGCACCTGCAATCGGTGGGTGCGTATGTCGCCAGCACGCAGCAGGACGAGCGAACCGGGGTCTGGAAAGTGCTGATCCACGATTTGCACGGCAAGCTTAGCGCCGACGGGCTGCTTCACGATAAGCATATCCCGCAGCAATACCTGCGCGGCTCGCGGTTCCAGCGGGAAGAGTTGCTGCGCGGCCTGATGGACACCGACGGTACGATCGGCATCAACAGCGACCGCCAGTGCTCGTTCACCACAACGAACTTGAAGATCGCCGCCGGGTTTGCCGAGTTGCTGCGCACGCTCGGGATCAAACCGCATTTCCAAACACTCAATCGGAGCATGGACTACCGGGGCCGTATCGTCGAATGCGCCCAGGCTTATCAGTTCTGGTTCACCGGCTACCCCGATATGCCCGTGTTCAAGCTGCACCGGAAACGAGAGCGCCAGCTTGGGCCGACGACACCGATGCGCTTCAAACGGTCGAAGCGCCATAGACTGGTGGCGGTTGACCCAGTCCCCTCGGTTCCGGTGCGCTGCATCTCGGTCGACAGCCCGGGGCACCTCTACCTCGCGGGTATCGGGATGATCCCGACGCACAACACCTCGATCGAATCGAAGTTCACGATGATGACCCAGTTCGCCGACCGCTTCATGCTGGGTGAAGCGACCATCAACTCGGTGCCGTGCCTCGAGGAGATGAAGCGCATGCGCAAGGACGGACGGGCGATCGAGGCCGAGAGCAAGGCCAAGGACGATCGACCCATCGCCTGCGGCCTGGTGACGCGCGCTTATATCGACGACGAGCGCAAGAAGCTGGTCGCCAGCAACCAGACCTACGCCACCGAGATGCAGCGCGAGGCGGACGGGGCCGGCCAGGACTCTCTGCAGGCGCGGTACATGGCGATGATCATGCAGCAGACCTTTGCGGATAAAGGACAGACGCGCCGCCGGCAACAGCGCGCAGGCGCTCGACAGCGATGGAACTGGTAGGCGGAGGGGTCATGAGCAAGACGCTCTGTGTGTATCACGGAAACTGTCAAGATGGCTTTGGTGCGGCGTGGGCGGTGCGCCACGCGCTCGGCGCGGAGAACGTCGAGTTCTATCCCGGCGTCTATCAGGACCCGCCGCCGGACGTGACTGGGCGCGACGTGATCATGGTCGACTTCAGCTACAAGCGGCCCGTCATCGAAGAGATGGCGAAGACGGCTAACTACATACTGATCCTCGATCACCACGCTAGCGCACGCGATGACCTGATCGATTATCCCCGCCCGGCCCCGTGGGCGACTTGGCGCGAAGCGGTCAGCAACGGTGTGTTTGCGTCGAAGAGTATTTTCAATATTGCGGCGTTGTTCGACATGAATCGATCAGGCGCAGGGATCGCCTGGGATTACTTCAACTACGGTCAAGGGCGGCGTCCAACCCTCATCAACGTTATCGAAGACCGTGATCTCTGGCGGTTTGCTTTCGAGAGCACCCGCGAGGTGTCCGCAGCGCTGTTCTCTTACGTCTACGACTTCGACCTGTGGGACGGGCTGATGGAGGAAAACTCGCTTGGCGATTTGCTGGTCGAGGGCGAGGCGATCGAGCGCAAGCACCAGCAGGACATCGCCAACCTGCTGCCGATCGTGCAGCGCAGAATGGTGATCGGCGGGTTCAACATGCCAGTCGCCAACCTCCCGCTGACGTTGACCAGCGACGCCGGCCATAAGATGGCGTCGGCAGAAACCGGCGGCGTCGCTGCGTGCTACTGGGACACACCCCAAGGTCGGGTGTTCTCGCTGCGATCTGTCGACGACGGGCCCGATTGCAAGGACATCGCGGTCAAGTACGGCGGCGGCGGTCACCCTCACGCGGCCGGCTTTCGCGTGGACTTGGGCTGGGAAGGTGACTGATGGCGCAGACACTCCAAGAACGTTTCTGGGAGAAGGTTTGCCCCGAGCCGAATACCGGATGTTGGCTATGGATGGGCGGTGTCGACATCGGCGGGTATGGATATTTTCACCTGTCGAACCCAAAGCGATTGAGGAAGGCTCACCGAATTGCCTATCTGCTACTGGTTGGGCCGATACCAGAGAACTTGTGTCTCGACCATAAATGTCGTGTTCGGTCGTGCGTAAATCCTACGCACCTTGATGTGGTGACGATCGGAGAAAACCTAGCGCGCGGGGTTGGAGCACCGGCGCGCAACGCCAGAAAAACGCACTGTCCCCACGGTCATGCGTACACGCCTGACAATATCTATTGGCATGGGAACTCTCGGAAGTGCCTCACCTGTAAGAGACCCGCTGGAACGTCCGACGCAGCGAGATTGCGTTCAAGGTTGTGGCGTGAGCGACGGAGGGTGGCGTGAGTTTTATCTTCCGCACCTTTGGGTGCTCCGGCGACGAGGAGACCGGCCCGCACGACTTTCAGCTGATGGTCGAGCGGGATGAGGTGCCGCGCTTCTGCCCGAAATGCGGCGCGGAGTTTGACGGCGAGCCTGAGATCGTCCCCGGCGGCGGTCACATCGGCGGCTCGGCGATTGCTCGCAGCGTCGACGGGATGTACCGCGATGTCGAGCGCTCGTCCGCTGAGCGTGCGGAGCTCGCCGGCGCACCGTCGCTCAAGGTGACTAACATGAAGGATCACCTGCGCGAGGGCGACGTCGCGGTGTCAATGCCGAACAACACCGTCACCCAATTTATGGCGCACGCGGCGGGGGCTGGCGCGCATTACGGCTTTGGCGGCGGGGCGATGACCGGGATCGGCTGGGGCAGTCCGACACCAGTGCCACAGGCCGGGATCAGCGGGCCTGGTCACGAGGCGTTGTGGGCCGTTCAAGGTGACGGTGGCAGTCACAATAACCAGACCCGTGAGCTGATGACAAAGGCCGGGCAGATCAAGGATACCGCGTGATGTGGACAGTGACGATACTCTTTGGCGGCGGTGGCAGCGTCAGCCTCATTTATGGGGACGAAGGGCGTGCGACTGGCACCTGGGAAACATTGAGAACGCTGCGAACTCCGACCGAAGACACTTATGCGCCGACCGCGACGTTCAACGATGACTATGGCACGGCTGTCACCGTCGACATCGCCGAGGTGATCTGCCACACGCTGCAGGACGTCCGGAAGGTGCAGACCGGCGCGGGCGAGCTGCAGATCCTCAACATGCGCGCCAACCTCGCGACCGAGCAAAAGGCGCAGCGCGACCCGGCGCTGCGGTTGAGGATGGCACCGCAAGGAGGACTAATGTCATGAGCGAGCAGGCATTTACGGATCAGATCCCAAAGACGCTCGCGTTTGAGGGCGGCTATGGCGACGATCCCGCCGATCCCGGCGGCGAGACGAATTTCGGCATCTCTAAAGCCGCGTATCCCGATGTCGACATCGCCAACCTCACCCGTGACGATGCCATCGACATCTACCACCAAGATTACTGGCTCCACCCCCGGATCGATCAGCTGCCGGACAGTGTCGCCGGCAAGGTCTTCGACATGGCGGTGAACATGGGTCCGGTCACCGCGATCCGGCTGTGGCAGGGCTGTCTGAACGACATGGGCGCAAACCCGCCGCTGATCGAGGACGGGCGCATCGGGCCGGCGACGATCGCCGCCTCGACCACCGCCGATCAGACCGCGTGCCTCGGCCAGTACAAAACCGCGCTCGTCGCGCATTACATGGCGATTATCCGCCGCAATCCGTCGATGGCGAAGTTTCATCGCGGGTGGCTGCGCCGCGCCAACGCGTAGGTGAAACGATGATCCTTCCCTCCGATCCCAAAAAGCTCGGGCAGTGGACGTACGAGCGCGTTGTCCAGCAGTGCCGGGTCTCAGTGCAAAAGCGCATGCAGCTCGCCCGGTCGATCAACACCTGGCGTTTTACCGGTTCGGATAGCGGCTCGTCCGCCATCTTCAACCGGCTCGACGTGCACTGCGACAAGCTCGCCTCGGCGCTCTACAGTCCGGCGGACCTGCGCTACGCGATGGACTTCGAAAACGACTATGGCGATGTCGTGCTGCAGCGCGGGCAGATCGCCGCGCGCTACCTCACCCGCGAATTTGCCCAGCGCAACCTCGATCTCGCCATCCAAGAGGCGGTCGAGGAGGCGGTGCCGCACGGTTGCGTGATCCTCAAACACAACTGGGGGCATCGCGGGCCCGATATCGAGACCCTCTCGCCCTGGCAGTTTGGCGTCTACCTCGAGAGCGAGACCGATATCGATAAGCAGGAGGCGGTGTGCGAGACGACCTACCTGCTGCCCGAGCAGATCTGGCGACGGATCAGCCACCGTTCGGACGCGCGCGAGCTGATGCGCAAGATCATGCAGCGCTCGCGCAAGATGTCCGCCGAAGAGGTGCCGCCGGGGTTCCTCCACCAAGTGCTGATGGCGGGGACACCGCCGCTCATCCAAGACCAGG